GTATATCACCCGACACTCTTAGACGCGGCATCAAACAAGGAGTATACCTTTTTGGGACATGTATTGAGGGCGCAAAACAGCCTATTTTCCACGTTTATGAAAAGTTGATGGAAGAGTGGATGAAGAAAAGAGGTGAAATTGATGAACCCAGTACAAGAGATCAAGCAACGCCATGATATGGACATCCTGCTGCGGGCCATTACCCCGGCGGCCAGAAAGCGCCAGGAGGCCCGGCGCAGAAGGGAGATGGGGAAGAGCCGGATCAACGCCGCCTTGGCCCGCC